ATAATGAGTTGGTTCAATTTAGAGTTGCTGGTGCTCAAGTTGGAGGCGAACAAACGGCAACCGACGAATGGCAATTATTTACGGCAACGCACACGGCAACGGCATCTGTTACAGATAATTTCGGGATGCAAGTTCGGGGTAATAATACCACAAATGAAAGCGATATTTTAATTTATGGGATGCAGTTAGAACAATCCGCATCCTACGCCTCAAGTTACATACCCACATACGGAACAAGCACGACCAGAGTAGCGGATAGTTGTTCTAAAACGGGAATAAGTGAGTTGATAGGGCAAACGGAAGGTACGTTGTTTTTTAAAATAAAAGACACAGAACACTTTACGGCTTATTTTGGTGTTGATAATACATCTACGAGTACAAGGATTTTGGTTTATGGTATAGATGATAAAAAAGTTTATACTCAAATTAGAAATGGTGGTACGATTATTTTTACATCATCAAGTGATGTTATAAACGGAGAAGCAAAAGCGGCTGTTGCTTTTAATGGTAGCGAATCTGTTTTTTATGTAAACGGAATACAAGTAGGAAGTGGAAGCGGCACTACTTACACTAACCTTTCGCAAGTAACGCTAAACCACGCATCAATAGTGGGTTCTTCATTGAAACAAGCCATACTATTCCCTACCCGTTTAACCAATGAAGAATTACAAGAATTAACAAAATGAGTTTATTAAATAAAGCGAGTTTAATACAAATACCAAGCGGCTACAAAGATGGCACGTTATATAGTGCCAAGCCAACTAATGGAGATGGTGACTTTACCTTTAGTCGTGGTTCTAACTTAGCGGCTACCCGTGTTAATAGTGAGGGGTTAATAGAGAAGGGAAGGGAGAATCTGTTGTTGCAGAGTAATAGTTTTGATACGACTTGGGTAACGAGTAGTGCGAGTGTAAATGGAGGACAAACTGGGTACGATGGCTCAAGTGATGCTTGGTTATTATCTAAAACTGGCGATTATGGGCGAGTAGAACAAAACACTTCAGCAAGTGGCATTTATACTTTGAGTGTCTATGCTAAATCTGGAACACTTGATTGGTTGAGTTTTGAAAATAGTGGCATTTCTGCGGATACTTGTTTTTTTGATTTATCAAATGGGGTTTTAGGAAGCAAAGGTGCTGGAGTTGTTTCTACATCAATTCAAAGTATTGGCAACGGATGGTACAGATGCTCTGCAATTTTTAATGGAGCATTTGGAATTTCAAGAATACAACCAAGCATTTCGGACGGAGTGGTTAATGGCACAAACGGTAACATTTACATTCAGGACGCTCAGTTGGAAGTCGGTTTAGTTAGTACAGACGTAATCACTACAACCACCACAACAGAACAAGCGGGTATTCTTGAAGATATGCCACGCCTTGACTATTCGGGTGGGGCTACTTGTCCAAGTCTTTTGTTAGAGGGTCAGAGGAGTAATGCTTTAGCGCATAGCGAGTATTTAAACGGCATAGTAACTTTCGGTGGTACAAATACCGACAACGCTACAACATCACCAGAAGGATTAGTAAATTCTGGTTTATATACAGAAAATACTGCTAACACATATCATAGATTCAATACTGGAAACCAATCTTACACACAAAATCAAGCGTACACTTTTAGTGTGTTTGCAAAGTCATATAGCGACAATCGTTTTTTAATTGTTAATTGTGTTTCAGCGTTTGGAGCAAGAACTTATTTTGATTTATCTGATGGTACCAAAAATGTAGTAAGCGGCACGGCAGATATTCAAGATTATGGGAATGGATGGTATAGATGTAGTGTAACGGGTACAAGAACGGCAGCAACGGGGACAGATTCAATTTATTTCGGGTTAAACACTACTGAAGCCGATTCTGCATATACGGGAGATGGTACAAGTGGAATGTATTTTTGGGGCGCACAACTTGAAGAGGGAAGTTATAGCACATCCTACATACCTACCTATGGGGCAAGTGTAACGAGGTCGGAAGATTACAGCGATAATGCGGGTGATTCTTCCGTTTTTAATGATACCGAAGGTGTTTTGTATTTAGAAAGCAGTTGGTTATCAAATGAATTAGGAACATCTACTATTGCCATTAGTGATGGTTCAACTTCTAATAGGATAATTTTAGGTTACATTGGCGCAGATGATGATTTATACTGCACATCTATTGGCGGTGGTTCATCACCAAGTTTAATGAGTTACGATGTTGGAGACATCACAACAAATCACAAAATTGCTATCAAGTACAAAGCCAATGATTTCGCTTTTTGGGTGGATGGAGTAGAAAGAGGTACACAAAGTTCTGGTACTACACCCGTTGGATTGAATGAGTTGAATTTCTCAAGCGGCACGGGAGGTAGTAAGATATTCGGAAATATGAAGCAAATACTATACTTTCCAACAGCATTAACCGATGACGAACTCGCATCACTAACAACAATATAAAATGTTCAGAAAATACGAATTTAAATCAGAAACAGAAGCCAACACCTTTATCGATGGATTAGGCGTTGACGAGGAAGGTAACCCAAGCCACCCTCATAGCATCGTAAGATTGGGTAATATAGTCCTAACCGAAGGCACATACGATAGCGAGGGCGAGGTAATAACCGAACCTGTTCTTTCAAGCAAATACCACGTTGATGTTTTGTGGCAAGGTGATGCTTTAAGTTCTTGGGATTCAAAAATGGTGTGGTGTCCACCGATGGGCGTTCATACATTTGGTTCATCAAGGGCAATCGCTGAATGGACTGAGAAGTGTAAAGAGTTGCACCCCGATTATTTCCCCAAGCCAAGTGAAGAGATATGAAAACATTTCTTGACGAGATAGGAATCAATATAATGCAATCAATAGCGGGGCTTTTTGGCTCGTTGTTGCTATTGGGTAAGGGTTCGGCTAAGAACATCAAGCAAACGTTTTTCGCTATCATCACGGGCGTTGCAAGTGCTAACTACATCACACCCGTTGTATGTTCGGCATTGTCAATATCCGAAACCAACTATCAAAATGGTGTTGCTTTTATTCTTGGGTTCTTAGGACTTAAAGGAGTTGAGGCGGTAGCAAAAAGATTCTTTAAAGAAAAAATAGATGCAGATAATTAACGAACTTGCTAACCTTTTAATATGCGTCAATGCGACGTTGTTTTACATCTTCGTGTTTGGTAGAGATGTTAAGGCATTGGCTAAACTAAACTTGATTGAACAAGCCATGTTAAGAGTGGGCTTGGCTATCCCAGCCTTAGGGGCGTTGTATAACGTTCTAACGGCTCAATACCCGCCTATCCCCGAAATACTCATTAACATCGGATATGCCTCGTTGTGGACATGGGCGTCGATGTTTCATTATCATCAATTTGTAAAGAATGGAAAATAACTTCATACGGATAAACTTTGCGGAAAGCAAAATCCCAATTTTCAAGGAGAACAAATCAAAGGGCTTCTTGACTTATGGTGCGGATAATGCTTATCCTCAAATGTTGATAGACTTGTTCAATGCTTCACCTAAACACGGTGCAATAATAACGCAAAAAGCGGCTTTTATTGCCGGTGACAAAACCGAAGTGATTGGCTCTAACACAGAAGATGTAGCAAGGGCTAACGAATACCTAAACAACATTAACAGTTATGAGGATTTTGATATGCTCAAAACCAAGGTTGCACAAGACTTGGAATTGTTTGATGGTTTCGCTTTAGAAGTTATTTGGAACAAGGCTAAAACCCGTATTGCAGAAATATACCATTTGCCTTTTCAAAATGTTCGTTATGCCTTAGATGGCAATTTCATGTATGCAGATAACTGGGGTGATAGAAAATGCAAACCTGATTATTATCATTCATGGAATCCCAACACAAGGGAATCGAAACAGATTTACTATTGCAAAATGTACAAAGCCGGTCAAGGTGAATATCCAACTGCACCGTATCAATCAGCATTGAAGTACATTGAAATTGACACAGAGATTGCTAATTTCCATTTAAACAGCATTAAATCAGGGTTTTCAGCACAAACCCTATTGCAGTTGTTTAAAGGCATCCCAACTCCTGAGGAAGCGAGGCAAACCATAAGGCGTTTCAAGGATAATTTCACTGGCACAGATAATGCCGGTTCTATAATTATACAATTCAATGACCCGAATGAAACACCGTCAAAAGTAGACAATCTTGCACCAAGTGATTTTGACAAAATGTTTATGCAGTTAAATGAACAGGTACAGGAAGAGATATTGATGGCACACAGAGTTACATCACCCATGCTTTTTGGAATTAAAACAGAAGGGCAATTAGGTGGTCGTAATGAATTGATTGAGGCATACGAAGCCTTTCAAACATCGTATATTGAACCTCGTCAAGGGTATTTAGACAGGGTTTTATCAAGCATATTTAAATACATCACACCGGTGCAACTAAAAACAAAAAACAAGCCACCTATCGGCCTTGATTATGTTGCGTTGTTTGAAAAAGGAATCATAGACAGGGATGAGGCAAGAATCGAACTAGGAATGAGTGCAACTGTGGAGATGTCAAAAGAAGAACCTTGTTGCGATAACCCTTTTGGATGGGATGATGAAAAAGACATCGCCATTTTTGAAAAATTTGGTGAGGATGCAAGCCTGTATGAAAAAGTTCCGATGGAATTTGGAGAAGGTTTGCAAGCGATGATTTTGCAGTGGCTTTATTCAAATGAAGGAATTACAGTAGAAGACCTTGCAAACAACATATTGAAACCGGTTGAAGAAATACAGTCAGAAATTGAGGCAATGACTTCTATGGGTTTGATAAGCAAAACCGATGATGTTTTAACGATTGAAATTGACGGAATAAACCAGTTGGAAGAAAGCAACGTTGAAACAGAAATAGTTACACGATATACCTATGAAAAAGCACCGATGGTAAGTGGTGGTGATTTGATACCAACTTCAAGAAACTTTTGTGTGAGGTTGATACAACTAAATCGGGTTTACACAAGGCAAGACATTGATGAAATATCCAGTATAGTTGGATATAACGTTTGGGCAAGAAGGGGAGGTTGGATGACGGTTAGGGGTTCATCGCCTGCACAGCATTTACCATATTGCCGACACATTTGGCAACCACAATTATTTAGGAGAAAATTATAATGGCAAACTTCGTTTATTTTATATCGGTAAATTACCTAAAAGACAACACACCTATCAATGACAATCTTGATGACAAGTTGCTCAAATCCTCTATTAAGGAAGCACAAGAAATATATATCAGGGATGTTATAGGTTCAGGTATATACGATGAGTTGCAAGACCAAGCCTACAACGGTACATTGACTGCTAATAACACAACCCTTTTAGACAGTTATATTGCACCGTGTTTGAAATACTACACACTGACTGAATCTATGTTGCCTATGACGTTTAAATTCATGAACAAATCAGTGGCAAGTAGAAATTCAGAAAATGCTACACCTATAAGCACTTCCGAATTAACTATGATTGAGCAGCGTTACAGGGATAAAGCGGAATACTATGCGGAAAGGTTGCGTGATTACCTAAAAGAAAACCCAACACTATATCCAAAGTTTTTGAATCCCGGTACTGGTTTCGATGTTATCAGGCCGAAAAACACTGCTTTGTTCGGTGGCATCTATATGCCGAGTACAGATGACGATTGCTTTTTTAATTACGATTTTCCAAATGACGAAAAATAAATGGCGGCTGAAAAACGAAGCCAAGTTAAAAACGTATGACCTTAAATCAAATCATCAACAAAATCCAAACACAAGCGGAAAGCCACAAACAGGTCGGCAAGTTCGCAGTCGGGGCTGAATTTGACTTCGCAGTTGAAGAAGTCAAGTACTACCCACTGGTGTGGTTAGTGCCAAATGGATTTACATTCAACACAGAACAACGTTTAGTCACTTATAATTTTGCTATGCTCGTAATGGATAGGCAGTTTGAAAGCGGAGTTAACACGATAGAAGTTTTAAGTGATACAGCAGGAATAATAGTAGATATAGTAACCCTTTTAAAAAGAAATGTCACGGAAGGAGATTTTGAAATTATCGTTACAGGCACGGCTGAACCTTTCTTTGATAGTCGCACTGACGTCGTTGCTGGTCATGGTTTGGATTTTACTATCAACACACCATACCTCGAAAGTTATTGCGACATACCAACGTGATACGAGTAGAGTTATTATCATTCGTGAAATCTATGCAGTTGACAAAGAAATTGATTCCCTTCGCAACCTGTACGCTGATTCTATTAGTAGCGCTAACACCACAGAGAGCATCCTCTCAATTCTCAGACAGCACGATAAGAGAGATAAATAAGCGTTTAATAGAGTTGCATGAATGTCGCAAAAAACAATCATTATACGAAGAATTGGCAGTTAATGATGGGAAAACCATACATCGTCAAGACAGCATTATTGAAGAACTAATAATAGCCACTAATAAAGAAAAAGAGGCTAAATATAGATATCAAAAAATATCGGCTTTCAGTAGTCTAATACTATTGTTGGCTTTAATACTATGAAGACAAATGTACACATCATCAGAAACACATTCGAGCCAAAAAAGGTATTACTCATCAGTGATGCACACTGGGATAACCCAAAGTGTGACCGTGACCTACTTAGAAGCCACCTTGAAAAAGCAAAAGAAATCGAAGCGGACATACTGCTTAATGGTGATACCTTCTGTTTGATGCAGGGGGCTTATGACCCTCGTAAAAACAAAAGCGACATTCGACCTGAACACAACAAGGCTAACTATTTAGATGCCGTTGTGAATGATGCGGTGAAGTGGTTTTCGCCTTATGCTCATCTTATCAAGGTCGTAGGGTATGGCAACCACGAAACGAACATACTCAAGCGACAAGAAACAGATGTGATTGAACGTTTTGTGTATGGGCTTAATTCAACCAACGAAACCAATATTGAGGTTGGTGGATATGGGGGTTGGGTAATTTATAACTTTGCTCGTGAGAAAAGCAACGGCAAAGTGAATTTTAATATCAAGTATTTTCACGGCTCAGGAGGTGGTGGACCAGTGACCAAGGGTACAATTCAATTCAACAGAATGCAGACTTTTGTTGAGGGTGCTGACCTTATTTGGATGGGGCATGTTCACGAAGACCATGAATTGACGTACACAGTTGAAAGATTAACTCATAATAACAAAGTAAGGCTAAGGGATATTCTGATGATTCGTACTGCAACGTACAAAGAAGAGTACAATGAAGGCAAAGGAGGTTGGCACGTTGAACGTGGGGCAAGCCCAAAGCCTTTAGGTGGAAGATGGTTAGAAATGCACCCACAAAGAGTTATCAAAGACGGCAAAGAAGAAGTAAAAGTAAACGCATTTACATACAAGATAAGATGAAGATAGAGGTGAATTACATATTTCGTGAAAACATGATTGACCCAATATACGAACAAATCGGATTGCAGTCGGAAGCACACGAAGTTGAGATAGTGGAACAAGGAATTTTAGATTTGACAAAAGTGGTAGGGGCATCGCAGTTTTATGAATTAACTCA